GGCGCTGGCCGAGGACCACGGCACGAGCCTGCGGACGCTCTACCGCTGGATGGACGCCTACGAGGCGAAGGGGCTGCCGGGCATCATGCGCGCGGTGAGCCGCAAGGACAAGGGCACGCGGCCGAGCATCTGCGCGGCTGCCTATCAATACGCATACGGCCTGTACGCCGACAAGGTGAAGCGGACGCAGGCCACGATCTACAACAAGCTGGTGGACAAGGCCGCCGTGCTGGGGCCGGACGCCTGCCAGAAGTGCATCTTCTGCGAGGGCACCGAGGCCCGCGCCCGTCTGATGGAAACGGGCGAGATCAATCACTACCCGCCCTGCGCCGAGCCGGTGAAGGCGGGGATGCGGGTGCCGGAGTGCAGGCAGACGCTGTCGCGGATGCTGGCGGCGATCCCGTCCGATGAAGTGACGCTGGCCCGCCGCGGCGTGAAAGCCTGGAAGGACGACCACATGTTCATGGCCCTGCGTGAGAAGCCGCAGCGCGTGAACGAGGTCTGGTTCGGCGACCACCATCAGTTCGACTGCTTCGTGCTGGACGAGACCGGCAAGCCGGTGCGCCCGTGGCTGACGGCCTGGTACGACGCCGCGACCGGCTGCCTGGTGGGCTGGGTGCTTTGCACCAACCCGAACACGGAGACGATCACCGAGGCGTTCATCCGCGGCGTGGCCCACACGGAACACAGCCCCTTCTACGGTCTGCCCGCCCATCTCTACATAGACAACGGCAAGGACTACCGCAGCAAGACCTTCGAGACCGGCCTGATCAAGGAACACGACCTGGGCTATCTGAACTGCAACATCGCCAGCAATAGCGTGATCCAGCTGTTCAACGTGACGATCCACCACGCGCAGCCCTATCACGGCTGGGCCAAGACCGTGGAGCGATTCTTCGGCACGCTGGAGGACATCTACATCCGCGACGCGCCCGGCTGGTGCGGCGGAAGCCCAAAGGAGCGGCCGGAGGACTTCTCCCGCGAGCTGCGGCGGCAGCTGGAGCATGGGCAGCTGTGGACGATGGACCAGTTCTACGAATGGCTTCGGGACGACGTCTTCCCCGCCTACCACAACCGGCCACACGAAGGCCACGGCGGGCGCAAGCCTATCGACCTCTACAACACCCTGCCCCGCGCCCGCATGGACCAGCCCAGCTGGGCGATGCTGTCGGTGGCCCGCATGGACATGGCCGAGCGCAAGATCACGCAGCGCGGCATCAGCTTCAAGAAGAAGCTCTACTGGTCCGACGAAATGATCGGGCTGGCGGGCACGGACGCCGTGATCCGCTACAGCCGCAGCGATCTGTCCAGTGTGTCGGTGATGGTGGACGGCAAGTTCCTATGCGAAGCCGGTCTGCACGAGACCTTCTCGCTGGTGGGCGAGGACGAGGAACGCATCGCCGCGCA